ATGCAAAAGATAAAGAAAGATCTTTACCAATAGTTGGTATTGTATCTGAAAGAAGTTTTGAAGTAAAAGTTGGTATTACATCCATTCCACATATCTACCACGGTGGTGGATATGCATACGAATTCTGGAATGATTTAACTATGGGATCTGGTTATCGTGAACCAGTTGCAATTGGAGTTACTGACATAGCATTTACACATAAATTTGTAAGTTCTGCTAATAATGCAATTACTGCCAATACAGGAACACAATATACACCATCAACTGTTGATTATTATTCTGCAAGCGGTGAATTGGTATTAACTGTTGGAACACATAATTTACAGGCAGCAACAGAACATACAGCAGATAGTGTTGCTTATAGTGCATCTACTGGTAAGATAACAGTTACAATGGCTGGTCATCCATTTGTTAATGGTGATTTAGTTAAGATTAAGGATCATTCTATATCACTTAAGTGTGAAATGGATAATTATGGATCTACTCATACATATCCTCGTCCTTCAGATCCAATTAGTGGTAAGTGGGTTAGTGTTACAAATAAGACTACAAACACCTTTAAACTTGATGTAGGAACATCACCAGAAGTAACATTCACCCCAACTGATGTTGATTATGATCCAGTAACTGGTTTGATGGAGATGCATATTGGATCTCATACATTAACTCCAGGTACAAGTATTAAGATTGCAACTAACTCTTTAGGATTTACTTGTGATGTTGATAACAATACATCAACTAAGACTTATCCAAGATCTTCTGATCCATATAACGATACTGCGATAAAGATTGAATCTGTAACAGATACTACTATTACTGTACAAGTATTATCAGTACAGCCTTCTACAAACACCACTCGTCATACATTTGTCAGTGCTGTACCCAATTGTATAAGCACAGGTGGCAATTATACCCACCAGTTTGATTCAGTGGTGACAGGGGGCATTTTAAAGGCATCTAATACAGTTACTATTGTAGATAACTCACTAACATTTACTTGTTCTAGAGATAATTATGGAAGTAATCATCCATATCCAAGAACAACTGATCCAGCATCTGGAGAAACATTAGGTGTTGAAAGAATTGCTAATAATAGTTTTACTGTTAATGTTGGTTCTGGTGGTGGAGGTGGTAGAGAAGCTATAGTTGAGGCTAAGGTTGCTAAGAATAGGCATAAGTTTGTAAGTGCTAGTGCAGGTTCTATTACTGTAGGTTCTGGTGGAGTTATAACACCAACCAATGCTAAGTATGATCCAGCGACAGGTGAATTGATAATAATAAAATCTAGTCACGGTGTTGGTGGTGCAAGTACAATTACACCCTCAAGTGCTGCATATAATAAAACAACTGGTGTTTTAACAATTACTAAAAATGGTCATGGATTTGCTGTTAATGATAGGATTCTTATTGAAGATAATTCATTAACATTTACTTGCACTAAAGATGGTAATGTAACCAAGCATCATTATCCAAGACCTACTGATTATGCTAGTGGAAGATGGTTGTTTATTACAAATGCTACGATTAATACATTTAGAGTCAATGTAAACCCAAATCCATCATATGAGAAATTTGATCATACTTTCGTTCAACCTGCAATAAATGGATGTATTCAGAAATCTAATGAAACTATTGTAATTGCTGCAAATTCATTAGTGTTTACTTGTGAGCAAGATCAACATCAATCATTACATGGATATCCAAGAGTAACTGACCCTGCTTTTGCTAACCAATTATCTGTAGGAAAAGCAACTGCTGATACTTTCAGAATAATGGTAGGAAAATCACCTGCAGGAACAGGTGGGGCATTAGATTTAATTGTTAAGAATGGTGGAGCAAAATATGTTAATCCTGAACTTCAAGTTCCAGATCCAATTTATGAGAATATGCCTGTTGTTGGTATTTCTAGATTGGGTGTAGGTAGAACTACAGATACTGGTAGTAATCTTCTTATGAATGTAGCGGTTGGTGCTGCTAGAACCAATGTTGGTATTGCTAGAAGTATGTTTGAGATCTCTGAATTCCAAGTTGCAAGATCTGGTCATTCATTTAAAGTTGGTGATAAGTTTAAACCTCAAGGATTAGTTGTTGATAAGAGATTACAGAAACCAATTCAGGAATTTGAACTTGAAGTGGTAGAAACATTTAGTGATTTCTTCTCTTCTTGGCAATTCGGTGAATTAGACTTTATTGATAGTATTTCATTGATGCAAACTGGATCTAGAAGAAGATTCCCATTATTCTTCAATGGTCAATTATTATCATTTGAGGTTGATCCTGAATCCGCATTATCTGATCAAATAGATTTAAATGCAGTATTATTGATATTTGTAAATGGAGTTCTACAAACACCTAATGTTTCATATCAATTTGAAGGTGGAACTACATTTACCTTTACTGAAGCACCAATGGCAAGTGATAAAGTAGATGTATTCTTCTACAAAGGAGAAGAGGGTGTTGATATTGAAATAGTTGATGTAAATGAAACAATAAAAATTGGAGATGATATCCAACTTATTAAGCATCCAGATTACTTAGATCCAGATGTAGAACCATTTACAGAAACTCAAGAAACTACAAGACCAGTTAAAGCAATATTGGGATCTGATTTAGTTGAAACAACAATATACACTGGTGTTGGAATAACAGAATTCTATGCTAAACCATTAGATTGGACTAAGCAAAAGACTGATGTTTGGATTAAAGGAGATCTAATCTCAAAATCAAGAGAGCAATTAGAACCACAAATCTATCCAACAGCAAAGGTTATTGCAAGTGTTGGATCTACTACAGGAGAAACTACTAATACAACTGATGGAATATTTGTAGATGATGCTGAATCATTCTTCTATGAAGAAGCACCATTACATCTTAAGGTAGAAGATAGATATGGAGTTTCTATTGAATCTGTTGACGCATTATTACTACCACCTGCTAACTTTGTAGGTGCTGCAATTACTGCAATAGTAAGTAATAAGGGTGATATTGAATCATTAGTAATCAACGGATCAGGTAGTGGATATGTTGGTGCTGCTATTACATTATCAATTGCTGCTCCAATTGGAGTTGGTATTGGAACTACTGAAAGAAATAAGTATGCAGTTACTGGAATTTCAACTTTTGCGGAAGCAAATGCTACAGTAACAAATGGAGAAATTACTGGATATAACATAACCAATATCGGTTTAGGTTATACTCATTCCAATCCACCACAAGTTGTAATACCTAAAGCATATTATGGATCTGAAAAGATATTGGAAATTAAGAATGTACAAGGATTTGCTGGTATTATTACAGGTATTTCTACATCAGCAGGAACAAATGGACATCCATTAGCACTAAGATTTGCTTTCCGTGCAGATAAACCAACAACTGATCTGCAAGCAGGTCATTATGTGTATATTTCAAATACACCATTCACTGTTGGTGGTGCAAAAACTGATGCTGAATACTTACCATTCAATGATGGATCAATTCAACCAAACAATAACAGATTTACTGCTGGTATAGGTGGAGATCCAACTACATCTGTTGATAAGAATGATAATGAAATTATTGCAATCGGATCTGGTTTTATGGACAATGTTTATAAAGTTTCTCAGATAGCATATAGTTCTGGTGAGAATGGTGAAATTGTTTGTAACATCAAGACTACAAATGATGTTATTGCTGGATTAGCTGCAACTGGATTCCATGATGCAGGTGGAGTTAATATAGATGAACCAACCAATATTGGTTTGACTACAACTTATGGAAAAATATCATGGGGTAGATTATATAATGTTACTAGAGCAGATTCACCAATCTCTATAGGTGTTACTGGATTAACTGTTAATTCTGGATTAACTACATTCCCAACAATTCAAAGAAGAAGTTATGCTAGATCTTCTCTAAAAGGTTTGAGGAATACTGGTGCTATCAGAATTCAAATAAGTTAATCAATAATAATGACTATAAATAAAGAAAAAAAGTCTTAGTTAATAAAAATGTCGGCAATTGTTACTGATCAGTTTAGAATTCTGAATGCGAATAACTTTGTAGAATCAGTAGAGTCTGATAACAATTCTTATTACGTTTTCATTGGACTACCTAATCCAACTGTTGTTGGGTTTGGAAGAGATACAAATTGGAATACAAATACACCAGATCCTGTAGATAATTTTTCCAGACATGCTCATGTTGGCGACACTATGATGTATGGTAAGAAAATCTCTTCTGCCAATATTAGAAGGATTATTAGAAGAATTGACTGGACTGCTGGAAATCGTTATGAGATTTATAGGGATGATTACAGTGTAAGTAATCCAAGTCCTATAAAAGAATCGAGTAGATTATATGGTGCAAATTATTATGTAATGAATTCTGATTTTAAAGTTTATCTTTGTGTTTCTAACGGATCAACTGGTGAAAATCCAAAAGGTAACATTTCCCAAGATGAACCAACATTTACTGATTTAGAACCATCTAGAGCTGGTACTAGTGGTGATGGTTATATTTGGAAATACATGTATACCGTATCTCCAGCAGATATACTTAAATTTGATTCTACTGAGTATATTACTGTTCCTAATGGTTGGGCAACCAGCACAGATGCTCAAATTAGAAATATAAGAGAGAATGGTGATTCTACAGTAAATAATAATCAAATTAAGCATGTCTATATTGATAATTCAGGTGGTAAGTATGCTGATGGATTAGGACAAGAAGTTAAAATCGTTGGTGATGGATTTGGTGGAAAGGCAAGAGTTGATATTGTCTCTGGTATAGTTAAGGATGTTACTGTAAGTTCTGGTGGTAAAGGTTATAGTTATGGTGTTGTGGATTTAGGTGCTTTACAAGATACCCAACATCCATCAAACCAACGGGCAAAATTAGTTCCTATAATTCCACCATCTCTTGGTCATGGTTACGATATCTACACTGAATTGGGAACAGATAAGGTATTGATATATGCTAGATTTGATGATTCCACAAAAGATTTTCCAACAGATACAAAGTTTGCACAAGTAGGTATTGTAAAGAATCCAACTGAAGTTGGAACTGCTAATACCTTTACTGGAACTACTTTTTCATCTTTACATGCCTTTAAATTTAACACTGTTAATGGTACTCCAACTATTGGTGAGGAAATTACACAAGATGTTACTGATGAAAAGGGTGATCCACAAAAAGCCCGTGCTTATGTTGCTTCATATGATAAAGAAACACAAGTTATGAAGTATTTTAGAGATAGATCTTTAAATTATACATCTACAAATGATCAGACTGATTATGCAGGAATTTCAACATCTGGTCAGATATATCCATTTGAATCTACTGCCAATTCTGTTAAGGGGACTAGTTCTACTTTCTCAGGAACTATTGATATAGGATTTAGTGGAATCAGTACAAATCCATCTGGAACAAAGTTGATCAATTTAGAAACCACCTTCAATGAGGGGTTATCTAAACCTGAGATAAATAAAGGATCGGGGGAAATTGTTTATCTTGATAATAGACCTTCGATTGCTCGAAATACTCGACAAAAAGAAGACGTTAAAATCATCCTGGAATTCTAAAGAAAAATGCCACAAAAGACTAACTTAAATATAAGTCCTTATTATGATGATTTTGATAAGGCAGAAAACTTTTATAAGGTTCTGTTTAAACCTGGATATCCAGTTCAAGCAAGAGAATTAACAGGTTTGCAATCAATATTGCAAAACCAATTAGAATCGTTCGGAAGTCATATTTTTAAAGAAGGTTCAATGGTTATTCCTGGTGGAGTAACTTACGATAGTACATATTTTGCTGTAAAAGTAAATCCTGATCATTTGGGTATTGATATTACAGTATATCTTGATGCAATAATTAATAATAATGATGGTAAGGGAACTTTAGTTCGTGGACAAAATTCCCAAATAGAAGCAACAATAAAGAATTATATTCTTCCACCATCTGAAGGTGTTAATGATATTACTCTCTTTGTTAAATATAAATCATCTGGAGATAGTAAGGAAAGTCAACAATTTCCAAATGAAGAGATATTAACACTCGAAGAAAATATTACTTATGGTAATACTACATTAAATGCAGGGGAATCTATTCTAACTCTAGTATCTGAAGAATCTACTGCTATTGGATCTGCTGCTGGTGTTGATAAGGGTGTATATTTTATAAGAGGCACATTTGTAGATGTAAATAAGTCTCTTGTTGTTCTTGATCCATATAGTAATACACCATCATATAGAGTTGGATTTGAAGTATTAGAGCAAGTTATTAATGCAAATGACGAGCCTTCTTTAAATGATAATGCTAAAGGATTTACTAATTTTGCTGCACCAGGTGCAGATAGATTTAGAATATCTGTTAAGTTATCTAAAAAAGCACTATTAGATTATAATGATACTAACTTTGTAGAGTTATTACGAGTAAGAAATGGTGAGATAAAAAAATTAGAAGATAAGTCTGTATATTCAGAGATTAAAAAATATTTTGCTAAGAGGACATATGATGAATCTGGTAACTATGCAGTAAATCCTTTTAGAGTAAATATTCAAAATTCATTAAATGATGAAATTGGTTCTGATGGATTATATGTAGAAGGACAGAAAACTGATGAAGGTAATGATCCATCAGTAGATAAAATGTGCGTTAAACTGTCACCAGGAACTGCATATGTTAGAGGATTTGATGTAAATCTACCAGCAACAACTGTTTTAGATATAGATAAACCAAGAGATACGAAGAGTGTTACAAATTCACCTATTCCATTTAGAATGGGTAGTTTGTTAAAGATTAATAATGCTCAAGGAACCCCGTATATTAATATTGGTTCTGCTGAGAGTGGCGGTGCTAATGTTATTGATCTTTACAGTAGAAGAATAAGAGCAATTGAAGCACAGAGTCAAACTACTGATAAATTAGGAACAAAAATTGGTCAAGCCCGTGTTTATTGGTATGGTCTTTCAGATGATTCATATAAAGATTCAGCAACTGAATGGGATTTATATCTATATGATATACAGACATATACCTATCTTGAGATAAGTAATCCAGGTACAATTACTAATACTGCACCAGTATCAACATATGTTCGTGGTTTAAGTAGTGGTGCTAGTGGTTATGTTGCTGCAACAAATCCATCTGAATTAGTATTATCACAAACATCTGGAACTTTTATTCAGGGAGAACAGATAAAATTTAATGAACAAGATATAGCAACAAATTCTTCAATAATTAAGGTTACATCTTATACTACTGATGATATTAAATCTGTATATCAAGATGCTAAGACACTTTCAAGCAATAAACTATTAACTCCATTTGCTGGTGATACTGTTCTGTATAATAGAATACTTCCAAATTTCTCTGCTTTTGATAACTTAGTAATTGTTGGAGATTCTACTGGACAGAATGGAAATGCAACATCACCAGCGAGAAGATTTGCTGGTCATGTTGGATTAAAGACTGATTCTCTTGTTGGATATTCAACAGCAACTGATGGTGTTCAATTTGAGACATATAATAGAGTAAATACAATAGCTGCTGATGGGAGTTCAATAGGACTTCAACCAGTTGGTATTGTAACTGGTGTAATGAATGGTGAAGTTGTTTCTGGAGTAACGACTTCAGCCATATTCCGTGTTAAATCACCTAGAATTCTTAATTTTAATAGTTCTGGATTATATGCTAAATTACCAAAGAAAAATATTTCTGCAGTTGATTTATCAAATTCAACTCTTTCAATATCTCGTCAGATAACAGGAAAAACAACTTCTGCAAGTGGTAGTGTTACATTAACAACACAAGATGCTTTAGATGGATCTGGAAGTGGTGATGCAATTGGTATTACTAGTGCTTTCTTTGAAACTTTTGATCAAGAGAGATATTCTATCATTTATGATGTTGATGGAGTACCAGAAAAATTAAGTTCAGATAAAGTTACTATTACTAATGATGGTAATGATTTAGTATTTACAGGTCTTTCTAGAAATAGTGCAAATATTACTATTAATACTACATTAAGAAAAATTGGTCTTACTAGTAAGTCTAAGGATTATGATAGAAGTAAGAAAGTAGAAGTAACAAGAACTGTAGGTGTATCAACTAATGCACAATTAGACCAAAGTAAGTTTTATGGATTAAGAGTTGAAGATAAGGAAATATCATTAAATGTTCCTGATGTAGTAAAAATTCTTGCAGTATATGAATCTAAGGATGCAAATGTAGCAAGTTTAGACAGACTAACATTTGTGGAAGGATTAGCATTAAATACAAACTCAATTATAGGTGAAAAAATTATTGGTCAGAAGAGTAGAGCAATAGGTCAAATTGTAAATAGACCTTCTACTAATGAAATTGATTTTGTATATCTTAACGGAAATACATTTTCACCTGGTGAAACAATTAACTTCAAAGAGTCTAATATAGAGACAAATATTCAAAAAGTAGTTCCTGGAAACTATGTGAATAGAACATCTAATTATAGATTAGATAAAGGGCATAATAAACAGTATTCTGATTATTCTAGGATAGTTAGAAAGGCAAATGCAGGTATTCCTTCTAAGAGATTGCTTGTTATATTTGATCGATATAGAGTTCAGAGTGGGAATAATGGTGATTTATTCACAGCAAATTCATATACTAAAGATAGGTATACTAATGATATACCAAGTATAGGAAGAACTAGAACTACTGATATTCTTGATTTCAGACCAAGAGTTAATGAATTTGATCCATCATCTAATACATCTCCATTTGCGTTCTCATCAAGAAGTTTTGAAACAACAACCAGATATGTTGTTGCTCCAGATGAAGCATCAATTGTTGGATATACTTATTATCTACCAAGGATTGATAAACTAGTAATTAATAAGTTTGAACAAGTAAAACTTATTAAGGGAGTTTCTGCTGAAAATCCAGCACCACCTACTGAGGTTGGTGATTCTATGGAAGTTGCTCAAATTACACTTCCTCCATATCTTTATGATCCTATAACTGATCCTACAATCAGATTATATGATAATAGAAGATTTACCATGAGAGATATTGGTAAAATTGAGAAGAGAGTTACTAATTTGGAAGTAATGACTTCTCTTACTGCTCTTGAATTGGATACTAAATCAATATCAGTTACTGATGCTGATGGATTAGATAGATTTAAGACTGGATTTGTTGTAAATGATTTTAAAAATAGAGATTTTATTAACTTTAATCGTGAGCAAGGATCTAGATGTGATGTTGATGTTGTTAATAAAGAATTAATCAGTGCTGTTGATTTCTGGTCACTTTCTGCTGAATTAGCGTTTGATCCTTCTATAGATCAAAATATTGTAGATATTTCATCTAACCTAAAACTTTTAGATCCTAATTGTAGAAAAACTGGAGATCTATTAACATTAGATTTTAATGAAGTTAAATGGATTGAACAGCCACAAGCATCTCAAGTTGAAAATATTAACCCATTTGAGGTTATAGTATATGTTGGTGGTATTACTCTTGATCCACCATCAGATAATTGGACTAGAACAATCTATATTGAGGGAACACATAGAATAGAATCTACAGGTGCAACTTGGGCTGAACATCAAAATGTTGTTTCTGACAATACTACAGTAGGTACTGATGTAACAGTAACTGAAACTGAAGTTGAACCTGACGATAGTAGAGATTGGATAGGAAATCATAGGGATACTACTACAACTAGAACTACAACTACAACAAGAACTGTAGAAACTTCATTCACCAACACATTAGAGAATGCAGGTAGAGAGTTTGATTATGTTGAGAGTATTAAAATAAGTGGGCAAACTGATCCATTTATGCGTACTAGGGATGTTGCATTTAGTGCAAATGGATTGAAACCAAGTACAAAGCATTATGCATATCTTGATAGTCAAGCTCCTCATGTAACACCTAAAGTTGTTGAAATTCAAATGAATTCTGGTGCTTTCCAGAATTATGAAGATGTTTGGATACACAATGCCCTTGGTTTACCAATAGGTAGAGTTATGGCAATGCCACCAAATCACAAATTTGGTAATACTAGTGTTATTAGACTTCCTATTGTTGTTCCATTTGAGACTGATCCAAATTCAGGACTACAAACATTATCTGGAGGAGTTGGTAGTAGTTTTCCTATACCTGATGGTGATGGAACAATATTGACTACAGTTCAACAATCTGTAACCTCAAGTAGTGTAAGTGTTGTTGGTGGAACTACAGAAACTTATCAGGTTGATATATTCGATAGTTCAAGACCAGCACCATCCGATTCATATTCAGCAACATCTAAATTGTTTAACTGTGATGTAAATGAACTTGCTAATAGGACTAATTTGTATGGATGGATGGAAGAAGGGTTCCATCTAATAGGTAATACTAGTGGTGCAACAGCTACAATCACAAATTCTGGATTATTCTCAGACAATTGGGGAGATTGTTTAGGTGCTATGCATTTTAGAGATGCAAATACAGTACCAAAACCATCAACATTGTTTAGGACTGGAACAAAGACTTTTAGATTAACTGCTGCTTCTGTAGGAACAACTGTACTTCCAGGAAGTACTGCACTGGCTAGTGATGCTTCTGCATCGTATCATGCTACTGGAACTATTTTAACTCAAGTATCAAATACTGTTGGTGTTAGAAATCCACCTGCACCTGCACAGAAACCAAATGCAATAACAAGTACTGTTAGTGTTAATGTAGAATCAGATACAGTAAGAGTAGAAGCACCTTATAGAGATCCTTTGGCACAAACATTTACTGTTGATGAATCTGGTGCATTCTTGACCTCATTTGATGTTTACTTTGCTAAGAAGGATCCAAATGCTAAAGTATTTGTAGAACTTAGAACTGTAGAATTAGGAACACCAACAACTTGGCTTGTGCAAGATTATGCTCAAGTAGCGATTAATCCAAATAATATACAGACTTCAGAAGATGCTTCTATTGCTACTAGAATTAAATTCCCATCTCCAGTTTATTTGGAGGCAGGTCAAGAATATGCATTAGTATTCTTATCACCTGGATCTGACTTATATGAGATGTGGTGTGCAACAATGGGGCAAACTACTGTTAAGACAGGGAATTTACCTGATGTTGAAAGTGTTGTTGTTACTAAGCAATATATTGGTGGTAGTCTCTTTAAATCTCAAAATGGAAGTATTTGGACTCCAAGCCAATACCAAGATTTAACATTTACTCTTTATAAAGCAGCATTTGTTCCTTCTGGTACAGTTACATTCTACAATACTCCAATTGAAGCAGGTAATGAGAATACTCAGGCATTGTCAGATAATCCTGTTAGAACACTTCCTAGAAAATTAAAACTTGGATTGAGTGGTAGTGCTCCTTCAGCAGATGTTGCCGTTGGAAGAAAGATTAGTAGTGGTGGTGTTGGAGATAGAGAAGATGATAGTATTACTGGTATAGTAGAGAAAGTTGCTGCACCAATTAATCCTGGAGTAGATTCTATTACTCTTATTTCTGGTGGTTCTGGATACGCATTTAGTAATTTGAATGGAGTTAAATTAAAAACATTAACTGGAGGTGGCAGTGGTACTACTGCAACATTAACACTTACTAATGGTGTAATTACAGGTATTGATGCTTCTTCTGCTCAAGCTGGTTCTGGATATTCTCTTGGTGATGTACTTACTATCGATGAAACAGATTCTAAGTATACAAGTGGTGCTGGTGCAAAATTCACGGTTGCTTCTGTGGCAGGAACACCAGATACTTTATATCTAATAGATGTTCAAGGTGAGAATTTCCTTAATAATGAAGATCTTGTTCATTATGGTGCAAATAATGATACTAGAACTCTTCTTGTAGATGCTGGTGGTACTTCTATAAAGGCATCAGCAGATTCAGTTCCTACTAGCGATATAAATGCTGGTAATGTCATAGAGATAGTTCAACCTAACCATGCACATCATGGTGGAAATAATCTAGTTGGTATTAAAGGTATAGAACCAGATACAATATCTACATTAACAAAAGAAGTCCTATCAAAAGATGCAACACTTGTATCAGTTGCAAGTACAGGATCATTTGCTAGATATGCTGGAGTTACTACTGATAGGGGAGAAGCTTTATTAGGATCTGAAATTGTTGGATATGTTATTGGAGAAGGTCAACTTAATATTACTAGAGGAATTGAAGGTTCTTCTGCAGTTGAACATCCAGAAGATACAAAGATTCAACCATATGAAATCAATGGATTCCCATTAGCAGGTATTAATACTACATTAAACCTACCTTCAAATACAACTTTAAGATCAGCATCTAATATAGATAACTACTACTTAGAAATTGATAGAGGAACTAGTGATAGGGATAGTGGTAAAAATATGCTATGTTTTACTGATGAAAGATCAATTGGTGGATTGACTGTGGATGTTTCTCAAAACCATCAGTTTAGTACATTATCACCTAGATTTAATATTATTACTCCTGGAAAAGGAACTCTTGTAAATACAACTGTAAGAACAGTGACTGGAACAAGTGCTGATGGAAATGAAGTATCATTTATAGATCAGGGATTTGAACCTACTATTCTTAATGAAACAACATTCTTCCCAACACCAAGGATGGTTGCATCTAAAGTTAATGAATCTGAAAGATTAGCAACTTTACCTAAGAATAAATCTTTGACTTTGAAAGTTGATATGACTACAAGTGATAAGAACTTATCGCCTGTATTGGATATTAAGAATGCTACTTTTGTTTTAGGTAGGAATAAGATCAATAATCCAGTTGGTCAATCTAATTATGCTTCAGATATTGCAACTACTGAATTAAATGGAGATAGACACGGATCAATATTTGTTTCTAACAGAGTTAATCTTAAGCAACCTGCAACTTCAATAAAAGTTTTAGTTGGTGCTAATCGTCAACCAGAAGCAGATTTCAGAGTATATTATAGATTGTTTACTGCAGATTCAAGTGAAGTTTCTCAATCATACAGAGCATTCCCTGGTTATAAGAATCTGATTGATAGTGATGGTGATGGTTTTGGTGATACAATTATTGATGTTAATTTGAATGATGGTAGACCAGATGCTTATGTCAAACCAAATGGTTTGAATGATTTCTCAGAATATCAATTCACTATAAATGATTTAGAGCAATTCAGTGGATTTACTATCAAAATAGTAATGGCATCCACAAATGAATGTGTTCCTGTTAGATTAAAAGACTTTAGAGCAATTGCCTTAGCATAATGATAACATTTCAAGAGTTTTTAATATTATGTGAGGGTGGATTATCACGAGCAATTAGTAAATCAGAAACTCATGATACTGGACATATATCTCCAGATCGTGGAGATGATGAAAAGGAAAATCGCAAGAAAAGAAGAACTCTTGAAGGAGATCTAAGGGGTAGTGGTATTGGTTACAAGAAATCAACTGGTAAGTATAAGTATGATGATGGATCTGATGCCCGTGAAGTTTCTTATCACACAACAAGACCTGAAGGAATGTCAAAACGAGAGTTTGGCAGGAAGATGAGGAAATATGGTCGTAAGTATGGTCAAGAATCAGTTATTACCAAAAAATCAGGAAAGGATGCTAGATTACATTATACAGATAAGAGTGGAAGAAAATCTGATAATATAGGAAGATCTAAAGCAGGTCCACATCCAGATGGTTATGGAGAAACTGGTGAAAAACGCCAGAGAGGTGATAAATTAAAAGATAAGAAAAAAGATAGGGATTTCCATTACTCATGAAAAATTTCAAACAATTTCTAGAAGAAGCATCTAATGCAATAAAAAAATTACATCCTTGGGCAACTAAACTTGTAGGTAAGGGTGGATA